ACTGAACCGGCGAGAGCTCAGCGACCGGTCGAAGTAGCCGATGATGTAGGCGTCGTGCAGCTTGCAGAAGAACTGGCCGATGGTCAGGCCATCCCACATGCCGCCCCAGTAGGCGTGCCAGGTCTTGTCGTAGCAGCTGACGGTGATCTTTCCCTTGCAGGGTGCGAAGTCTTCGAGGTAGACGCTGATCGGGTCCAGGCCTTCGGCGCCGGTGATCAGCAGCTTGGTGACTGTAGAGGTCTCGACTTGCATTGCGGTACTCCATGCATGCGCCGCCCTCCGTGGCCGGATGCGGCATGGTGGCAATTTGGTTTTGGATGGGGTATTACGGGTGACCGGCATGGAGCCGGAATAGGAAAATGAAGATGAAAAAGAGCGATTTTGAGTACAATGCTGACCTATTTCGGGGAGAGCTGGCGTCGGCTGACTTCGCTACCAAATGGGCAAAGGACAAGCTGCTCGACATGTTCCGGCATTGGCGAGAACTGGGTAGCGTTTACCTGGATGGTGCAGTGCTGACGTCACCCGACTCGGGAGAGGGCCGCCTAGATGGCGAGGTCATGGGCAAGAAGTTCTCAGTCCAGTGCCAAGGAGATTGGCGAACTGGTTTTGGCATGGTTGAGGCTGTTGTCTGCACCAAGTCTTTGGTTACAGCTGAGCCAATTGAGGTTGCCAGATTCTTGGTTAGTCAGAACGGGGCAATTCTATCTACAGCCGGCGAACAGCTTGTCAGCCAAGACCATCCCCAAGCTAGTTATCAAACCTTTGTCGCTGTAATTAGACGAGTGCTCAACGCCTCGTCTTGATTTTAAGAGGCTGGGGCGATGACTTCATCCCCCGGATCCTGCTGAATCATCAGCATGCTCTTCCGGTCGAAGGCCAGGGCCAGGCGAGGCGAGATGCTGATCTCGTGCCGCGGCGGGGTAAGAAACTTCGCCGCGTGCGGCCTGCCAAGGGCGTGAATGCCGTGGATCAGAGCTTCGATCATCTGGCTGTAGGTGGCGTCAACCCAACCGCAGATCGCTCGCAGGTGCTGACCGGTTCGCTTCCTGGCTGACAGTCGCAGCGGCTCGCTCCGCGCCACGGTTCGGTGAGCTTCGATTTCGTGGCGCGCGATCATGAACAGCGCATGATGCCCAAGTGCCTCGACGTGATGAATCATCAGCGTCATTGCCTCGCCCTGTTCCTCGATCCCGGCCCATTCCATCAGCTCAAGCAGGGCCTGTTTAGTCCCTGGTCGAACCTTCAAGCGCAGGTCTTCTTCCTGCAACTTGGCGGCCTTGGCGCGGCGCTTCTCGTCGCGGGCCTGTTGAGACATCGCCATACGGCACCTCTTTCAATCCGCTGGGCGGTAGGTTGAACTGCTCACGCCGCCTTGTTCTTTGCAGCGCGCTTCGGATTTTTCTGCTCAATTTCCATATCCATGTCGTTGAATCCAGCCAGCCACCAAGAGCCTTGGAACGTGCATGAGGTAAATGGGTTAGCCAGCTTGCCGCCACCGTTGCGGCGGCATTCCCGGCCAAGGTAGTAGACGCTGGGATGCTCGCCGCAATCGCTCATGGCTATGCACCCGCCAGGTGGTGAAGTGGGGCGAACGGGATGTCGTCGTCGAAGTTATCCGGCGGAGCCGACTGCTGGCTCTGTTGTCCGTAGTTGTCATTTGCGTTGTAGTTGTGCTGCTGGCGCTGTTGAGGCTGCCGCTGTTGTTGCTGCTGGCCGCCGCCCTGGTTATCCGGCCGGCCGCCCAGCAGCTGCATGGTGCCGTTGATATCGACGTGCACCTCTGTGCTGTACCGCTTGATGCCGTCCTTTTCCCATTCGCGGGTCTTGAGCTTCCCATCGATGTAGCACTGGGAGCCCTTGCGCAGATACTCTCCGGCGATCTCTGCGACCTTTCCGAACAGCACCACGCGGTGCCATTCGGTCTTCTCGACCTTTTGGCCGGTCTGCTTATCGGTCCAGGCCTCGCTGGTGGCCAGGCTCAGGTTGGTGACCGCGTTGCCATTAGGCAGGTAGCGGACCTCGGGGTCCTGACCGCAGGTGCCGACCAGGATGACTTTGTTGACACCTCTCATGCTGCTTTCTCCGCGAGTTCTGCTTTGCGTTGGTCCTTGGCTGCATTCAGCTGCGCCAGACGGTCGGGTGATTGCTCAAGGATCCGGTAGGCTGCCGAGTAAACGCTCTGCAGTTCCTGCATCGTCTCGGTAACCGGGATCTTCGAAAGCGCATCCTGAAGGGCCGTGGCCTGAAGGTCAGCCTGCGACTTGCCGTCGTTAAGCCAGGCCAGCAGCCGGCGCCCGGTGTCTTCGCTGATCACCTCGGGCTGATCGAACAGCTTCGTCCGGTCCTTGCTGGCGATGGCGGCGTGGCCGTCGTGCGTGATGTCGAGCACCACGGTGAACTCATAGTCGGTTCCGTCACGCTGCTCGGATTTCATCCCGAGCTTGATGACCTTCTTGCCTTCGCCCTGGACCGTCTCGGTCTTGCTCCGCATGGTGCAGATGATGTGCAGCGGACTGGTCAGGATCTTGTCCGTCAGCTTGCGGTGGCGCGGCGTGGTTTCGTTCCAGGCTGCCCAGGTGTTGCCCTTGAACTTCTGGTGCGCGAGCTTCTCGTTCGACTCAAGGCACCCGCCGGAGCCGGTCCACTCGTGCGAGTAGCTGTCGATGATTAACACGCTGTATCCTGCTTGTTCTGCGGCGGTGATCGCTTCGGCGTATCGCTCAGGCGAGTAGGGTGCGTGCAACTCCAGCACGTCGAAATCTGCGATGTCGGCATACAGCGACGCGCTGCCGTGCTCGGTGTCGATTACCGCAATACGCCCGCCCAGGCCCTTGGCCATGAGCAGCGCTGACATGGTCTTTCCAGACCCGGATGGCCCAGCAAGTGCCAGCCGTAGCTTGGCCTGCTTGCGTTCGGCTTTCTTGAACATTGGGATGCCCTCAGTTCGGTTGGTTTTCCCATTGCCGCTCAATGCGAGCGGCCTCGTCTTCGTACTCTTTGCGCTCATCGCCCTGATACTGCTCAGGCGAGAACGATCCGACCGTCATCCAGTCGAGCTGGGCGGCCAGGCGGGGTGTTGTGTTCATGGTTACCTCAGGAGGTGATGCAGCTGGCGTAAGCGCTGGCGAGCATCCAGGCGGTGCACAGGGAAAGGGTGATGAAGCTGCCGCGCCAGAAAGCTAAGCGCCGCGCTTGCTGACGGCTCATGGCCGCACACGAATGGCGATGCGGCGGCCTTTCATGGTGACGCCAAGGCTGCGCGTCAGGCTTTGCACCGATGTTTCGCGGGGCAGGCCGACGGCCTCATTGAAAGGTATGCCGAAGCTGATCACTGCAAGCGTGCGTTCGATCTGCTCCAGCTGTTCGTCAATCAGAGATTTAACCGGTGCCGTGCTCATGCCACCCTCCCGTTTGCCTTGGCCCATTGCAGATGGTCGCTTTCGACGAATCGCGTGAGGCGCTCTTTGTAATGGCGCTGTTCGGTAAGGTCGATGGCGCCAGTGAGGCCGGCCAGATCGATCGCAGTGTCGAGCTCAGCCCGGAGCACATCGGTGAATCGATCTCGCGCCCAGTCGAAGCGCGACTCAATGAAGGCAACAACGTCCTGCTTGGTCTTCTTGTTCACGCTGTCCTCCGGGCGGCACCTGAGCCGCACATGGTTTCCATCTTGTCGAGAGCCGAGCCGATCACTCGGCGGCTTTCTGCCCGCTGGCGCTCATCACGTTCGCGGATCATCGTGTTCCAAGCTTCGTTGTTTGCCCTGGCCTGCTTCGAGGTCAGGTGGTCAGCCCAGGCCGTGTCGCCGAATAGCTGGTACTGGCGGTCGACCTCCCGGGCTTGGGCGCTGTCTGCGTACAGCTCATACTCACGAGCCATGGTCGCCTCCAGGGGTGGTTGTGCGGCCGCATTGGCCAGGAGCCAGGCGCGGGTGACCAAACCCACCGTGAAAGGTGGCCTGGCGCCTGCCAATGCGGTCGTATGTGAAGGGAAGGGGATGCGGGGTGTATCGGTGATGCGACTTGGTGGGGATTCGAACCCCAAAGACTTACGCCAGCTTCGGCAGCGCTACCTAACTGGCCGCACCAGCTTGGTGTGGCGCCCCTGATCCGCCGAGGCAAACTACAAGTCGCATCCCGACCCACCCTGCGATGGGGAGCAGGGCATCGGGCCGTCTTTCCGGCTGTCAGGGAATCAATGGCTGCTCAGTTCCTCATGCCAGTAATAGGCAATTGGGTAGATGTACCTTTGAATATCCAGCTTTACTCCGTAGCGGAAAATCCCGCCGCCAAGCCGTGAGTAGAATTCAGTGGCTGCGATCACTCCTTGTCCGTCTGGCGTTGTCACGCGATCTCCGACACGCATCGTCTTGCCCTCCAGAGCAGTTGATTCAGTTGTAAGCCTTCGGTTTACAGCTCGTTGACTTCCCTGATACCCCTCGCAAGAAGGGCATCGAGGAAATCTGTTTATCTCTCAGGTGCCGGTCGCTTATCCGGCAAATGCGCTCCCTGCTTCGATTGAGGTTTGCGCACCGCTTGAGTCCAACGGGTTTTGCCCAGAGGACACCTGATCGCACCAGAGCCCTGCGGGGATGGTGGCCTGCTATGCCTGCAGGCTCGGCGGTCTTGGTTGTTAAAGAGCGGTGAGGCTTGAGGGCCTCTGCAGTCCCTCGTGAGTGACTGCGATGGATGTAGTTAACCATCGGTATAGATTTCTCGTCAATACCGATGGTTAATTTATTTTGTATGGCCGTACGCTATGATCCGCATTACTGGATGCATATACAGTTAAAAAGGAGGTGTCATGGCCAAGCAGAACAAAACGGCGCCAACGCAGCAGCGCCAGGGAATGACCGCTCTAGAGCGGCTGGGCCTGAGGGTATCGAACATGATTAACCACCCGAAAGCGCAGGAGCAGCGCTGGGTGGCCATTCATCGCCTGGACACGGATGGTGACGCGGAGTGGGACGAGATCATGCGCATCCTGGGCGAGACGGATGGTCTGGAAGTCACCGAACTGGAAGAGGGCGGGGTGAAAATCGAGTGGGAAATGCAGAGCGATGAGGACCGCGAGGCCCCTATTGAGGAGCTCGAGGCCCTGGAGGAAGAAGCACCATTCTGAAACGAAAGAGCCCGCTCATGGCGGGCTCATTCAGGCTTTCTTGGCGTTCCAGATCAAAAGGACCTTCGCGTGGATTGTGACATCCTCGATCCGGGCCTGCTGATCCTTGTGCTTTGGGTTGTCCGAGATCAGCCAGAAGTGGTCCTCGTCGAAGAACTGCAGACGCTTGATGTAGAGGTGGCCGTGCCAGGTCAGCACGTAGATGCCATCACCCACGAACTCGTTCACCCCGCGGTCAACGATCAGCGGGTCTTTGTCGTTGATCGTGCCTTCCATGCTCTGGCCCCAGCCGAAAATCATGGCCAGCGCGGATTGGGAGGTGTAGGTGACGCCTTTCTCGTGCAGCACCGACTCCTTGACGATCACATTCCGCATGACCTCGGTGTAGTCGGGCGGTACCTGGCCGTGGCCCATTGAGGCCCGGATGTCGTACTGGGGGATGAAGATCTCGTCCTTCTTCACCTTCAGGCCGGAGAAATCGGCCGACACGACGTTGTTTGGGCGCTCCTCAACCAGGGAGTCAGCCACGGCCGCTGCGATCTTCTGCTGGGCATCCTCGTCTAGCTTCTTCCCGGCGTGCTGCTTCAGCATCGCCATCACCTTTTCAGCTGCGCCTTTCTTGTGGTCCTGGTCGCCGGTCGGTAGGGACCTCAGAGCCCGAATCTCATCAGCCAGGCGCGGGCTGAACTTCTCCACCGGCACATCCAGAAGCCTGGCCAGTACGGCAGCGAACTTTGCGTTCAGCGGGTTCAGGCCCTTGAAGTAGAGATTAACCGCAGCCGGGGTCATGCCGGCCTCATCTGCGATTTTCTTCTGGCTGAGCTTCAGCTCGTTCTTTTTCGCCAAGAACAAAGCATGTGCCGCTTCGCATTCCGCGAGACGGTCAGGGGGGAGGATTCGTTTTTTGGTCATCAGGGGAATGTAAACCAACGGTTAAAAAACGGAAGAAACCATCGGTATGGACAAAGAATCAACCGATGGTTAATATCGGGCTTATGAACAACCGAGGCCTGATCATGAATGCGACCCCCCTCGACAAATTTGTTGCTGAAAAAGGGCAGTCCGAAGCCGCAAGGCTTCTTCGTGTGACGGCTCCGGCAATCCACAAGGCGCTGATCGCCAAGCGCGACATCAGTGTGTTTGAGCTTCCCGATGGCGGATTCGAGGCGGTCGAGCAACGCCCGTTCCCGTCTCAGAAGTCTGCTGCCTGATCCATTTCATAGCCGCAAGGAGCCAACCAAGCATGTACCAAGACCCGAATCAGAAGCGCGCCATCCCGGTGAAGGTCCGTTTCGAGCCCGTGCTCGACCGGATCCTGCGCAAGGCCGCGAGCAAGACCCGCATGCAGCACGCCACCTATCTGTACGAAATCATCGAGTGGGCCGTAGCCAACGGCGTTATCGAGGAGCTGATGCAGGACAAGCAGCAAGAAGATATCGCGGGCTGAAGGCCCTTTGGAGGCCTAAATGACCGTACAGCTTGATCAGCTGTCGCCAGATGTGCGGCAGCGAGTAGAGGGGCTGATGAGGGCAAATGGCTGGGATTTCAGCACAGCGATGAACCAGGTGTTCGAAGCGGCTGTAGCCAGTGGCGCTCTATCAGTGGTTGGCCGAAGGAAGGCCAAAGTCTTGCAGTTGGTGACCCCAATGAGGGTCTCTGCGAGGGACTCTTCAGGGTAGGGCGGAGGCCCTCTTAACACTCAACCACAAACGACCGAAGCATCCAGGGGATCACCCGATGGCCTACGACGACAAAGCACACCGCCACGACCACCAGGTCAAGGTCCGCTTGGATGACGAGGACTTCAACGAGCTGAAGGGATACGCCCTGGAGCTAAAGGCCCAGCACAGCGTGCTGGCCCGGGAAATCATCCTGGCCGCGCTGGCGTTCAAGAAAGAGCACGGTCACCTGCCGCTGATCAACGAGAAGAAGGCCAGGGCCTGAATAGGTCATGGGAGGACGAATGTCGCCTGCAAACGAAGCGGTACAGCAGCACGACGTAGAGGTCGCCCGGTTCCGCCGGAATGACTTCGCGGACCTGGAGGCCTGGGCGGAGGAGGTTGGTGTCAGCACCGATGAACTCGCCGCGCAGATCCTGAAGAAGGCCACGCACTTCCTCGCGCAGCGGGGGAAGCCCAAGAGCAACAACGTAGTGCCGTTCGCGGCGCCGAGGTAACCGTCCGATCCCTAATTAGGGACCCGGGCGCCAGTCCCTCATGAGGTACTGGCAAACGGCGGGCACAAAAAAGCCGGGTGGCACCCCGGCTCTCTGCAGCACACAAAACTCTGAGGTGAATTATGCATCTGCAGGATCCCAGTATACAAGCGCCGCACAGTGGCGCGCCACAAAATGCGAGGCACGGTTTCGTGGCGCGCGGCCATTTCGAATCGGCTGTGAACGCCGCTCGCCTGGTCCGCTCCCAGTACTCGCGCCAATCCAAACGACAGCTCGTCCGTGAATGCCTGCATCACCTGCATGCGTTCCTGGCTGCCCAGCGCCTTGGAGCAGCCCATGAGTAACGTCTTCACCTTCAAATCAGCCGGGGGCTTTACCCGGATGGACAATCAGCTGATGGACGCTCTGGCAGCGGTTCACCTGTCGCCAGCTGAGTTCAAGACTATCCACGCGATTGCTCGCTTGGTGATCGGCTACAACCTGACAGAGCGCCGCATTACTGCCGACGAAGTGGCCAAGATGACCAACATCCTGCCTGCGCACGTTTCGCGTGCGATCAGCAGCCTGCTGGCCCGTCGAGTGCTGTACCGGGTTGGTGGTAGCCGTGGCGAAATCGGCATCTGCTCGCCGTCTGAATGGGTGTACCAAGAGCCGAAAAAGGAACAATCGACTCAACCAAAATCAGTCGAAACTACCAAAATTGGTAATTCCGACAACGTAGCGAAACTACCAATTTCCGACGACTCCCTTCTTTATACGAAAGAAAAACCCCTAGTAACTGTTCCTACGGAACAGATTACTGCCCCCCAGGGGGCTGAGCCCGCTCAGTCGGAAGCCAAGCTGGTTGTGTTCACTGGCGAAGATTTCGAAGTGGACGCCACCCTGATCACCAAATGGGCAGAGGCCTATGCACCGATCGACGTGGAAGCGGAGATCAAGCGTGCGGCAGCCTGGGCCACCGGCAGCAAGCCGAAGAAGGACTGGCGCCGCTTCCTGGTCAACTGGTTGGGCCGTGCGTTCAAGCGCAGCCCGAACGGTGCCAGTGAGGCAGGCGTGCCGGTGGATAAGATCATCGACCTGTACCACAAGGTCTGCCCGAACCTGCCAGCCGTGACCGTAAAGAGCGACAAGGTTCTGCGCAGCATGATCGCCGAGCGCTGGAACGAGTCGCCTGATCACCAGAGCGGGCAGGGCTTCTGGCTCGGATTCTTTCAGAAGGCCAACAACCGCAACCAGGTGTTCTTCCGTGGCCAGAACGTCCAGCCTCGGCTGGAGGCCCTGGTCAGCCGCGCTGTGTTCCGCGAGATCTCGGAGGCTGCGCAATGAACGAACTTCACAGCCTTGAAGCCGAGCACGGCGTTATCGGCGCCATGCTTCGCCAGCCGCACCTGATCGATGTTCTGTCCGACGCCCTCTCGCCCGAGGCATTTGCTTGGGACGACAACGCCGACCTGTACCGGTTGATTCTTGAGCTGCATGCCGATGGCAAACCTGTCGACGTGATTACCCTGAGCGATCGCCGTGCCGAACTTCCCAGTGGCACACGGACGCTAGCCTATGCCGGCGAGATCCAGGCGAATACGCCGAGCGTGGCAAACGCCAAGGCCTACGCCCAGATCATCCGTGACCGGGCAATTTGCCGTCAGCTCGCCGCCGCCGCCGAGCGCATCAACGAGGTTGCGCACGAGCAGGCCGATATCGAGGACAAGATCTCGCTGGCCCAGTCGATCGTGCTAGGCCTGGACGCATCGGGAAGCGAGGGCGAGTGCCAAATGATCGGCGACATCATGGCCGAGCATGTGGAGGTGCTTCAGGAGCGCCTGGATCGCTACGAGAACGGCGTTTCGATGGAAGGCCTGGGTTCGGGTATCCCCGACCTCGATAAATTCACCCAGGGCCTTAAGCCGGGCCAGATGATCGTGGTTGCTGGTCGCCCTGCGATGGGCAAGACGACGCTCGCCATGAACGTTGCCGCAGATGTGGCTATCGCCCAGCAAAAGCCAGTGCTGGTGGTGAGCCTGGAGATGACCAAGACCCAGCTCATGGACCGCCTGATCGCGGCTGTCGGAGGAATCCCACTGCCATCGCTTAAGACAGGCGTATGTGCCGCTGACTACCGGGTAGAACTGGCGGCCGCCACGCTCAAGCTGCGTGATGCGCCGATCTGCGTCTCCGACGTTCCTGTGATGACGATGCCTCGCATCCGCTCCATCGCGCGCCGCTACGCGAACCGTATGGGCGGCCTAGGCCTGGTGGTGATCGACTACCTGGGCCTGATGGAAGGCGAGGGCAAGGGGCGTACCGAGGATGTCACCGCCATGTCGCGCCAGATCAAGCTGCTGGCCCGCGAGCTTGGCTGCCCCGTGATCGTGCTGTCCCAGCTCAACCGGGGCTGCGAGGCGCGCCCAGATAAGCGCCCTGTGCTCAGCGATCTGCGCGAATCCGGGGCCATCGAGCAGGACGCCGACATCGTGATGTTCGTGTATCGCGATGAGGTGTACCACCCGAACACCCAGGACAAGGGCATCGGGGAAATCCTGATCCGCAAGAACCGCGACGGGGAGATCGGCACTGTGGCCACCGCATTCCAGGGTGACCGGTCCCGATTCATGCCTCTGGCCAGTCGCGCCAAGCAGGAAAATGTCGTGAAGGTGAACTTCTGATGAGAGAGCGCAGAACGATCTACCACCACGAGGGCTACCGCCTTCGCTCCTACACCGAGCTCATGTGGGTCAAGGTGATGGAGGCCGCCGGGATCTTCTACCTGTACGAGCCTGATTTGGTTCGCGTGGATGAGGGCTTCTACCTGCCGGATTTCTGGCTGCCGAATGTCGGCGTGTATCTGGAGGTCAAAGGCAAGACCCCGACCGCCGAAGAAATCATGAAGGCTGAAGCCGTGATGGAGCGCACCGGGCGCGAGGTGTTTTTCCTGGTGGGCCTTCCCCAGGCTGACGACCGTGGAATCTGCAACTGCGGTTTTCTGGTGCGAGGCGCAAGTGGCTGGACTGGGAATCTGTCCCCGAACTACCTGCATCAGGTCATTCGCGACTTCCTTTGCCCGGGCATGTGGCTCGCGATCATCCGTGCTGCGCGGCCTGACGGCTACGACTGGGTGCGGCCGATTGGCGACATGCTGGAAGAGTTCTTCCTGTCCCGCGCCGACCGATCCGAGATGGAAAAGATCCTGCGCGAAGGTCACGCCCCGGTGAATGCCGAGCGCATGGCCCGACTGCCAGCGCCAAGCCCATGCGAGTCCGCCATCAAAGCGTTTCTCGACCGTCAGCAATTCCGCGTTGCACAGCGAGGTGCCGCATGAGTCAGTTCGCCAAGTTGAACATCAAGCGCGCCGGGCAGCCGGCCGGGGAGGGAGTATGACCGACGAGATGCGTGCCGAATTCGATGTTGCTTTCCGAGCGCAGTTCGGGTTTGGCGCCTCAGACATTCAAGAGGCAAAGGACGCTGAGGCTGCAGCGATGATGGGTTGCGCTCTGTGGGCCTGGGAGGCTTCCCGCGAGGCCGTGGTGGTGGAGCTGCCGCCCAAGATCAGCGCGCACAACATCAGCGAAGGCGGTTTTGTTCGTCCAGAGGCGGAGCACTACGACGAAGCCATTGATGACTGTCGTGAAGCCATCGAGGCCCAGGGCCTGAAGGTGGCGCCATGAACATTGACCGAGAACTGGTTCTCCAGGCGCACGACCTGTTGCACAAGGGCATGGTCAACGAGGCGCACGAGGTGTTGCACAAGCTGCTCGGCGTGGATAACGACGCGCCTGAAGACCATCAGCCAATCGCGCATCGTCGCGGGTTCGACATGGCGTTTATCACTGCCTGCCGGAAAAACGGAGTGCGGGCAGCCTACGTGTTGGTCGACAACCAGAGCGAGAGCGGTATGGCACGCCTGCTGAGTGGCGGTGATGCACAGCTGTGCGCGGTCGTTGATAGGGCAATGAGGGGGCTTCAATGACCGAGAAGATAAGCGTCAACAGCCAAGCCAAGCTGTCCGAGGCCGTAACCATGCTCACCCGTCTGTTCCGCGACAAGAAGTTCGTCGTGGTCACCATGCGTCCGGGCAAGGATCGCACCCTGGACCAGAACGCCCTGTGGTTCGCCATGTACGACCGCATCGCCAAGAGCACCGAGATGGGCGACATCGAGGATGTGCGCCGGTACTGCAAGCTGCACTTCGGCGTGCCGATCATGCGCGCTGGCTGCGATGAGTTCCGCACCGGCTGGGCCGAGTCGTTCATCCACCTGCCGTATGAGGTGAAGCTTCGCCTGATGGGACCGTGCGCGATGTTCGGTCCGGATGGCTTCCCGGTGACCCGGCTGTTCGATCGGGCCCAGGGCTGCCAGTACACCGACCGCATCGTGGCCGAGTTCGCGCCGCAGGGTGTGGTGTTCAGCGATCTGCTGAGCGAGGAGGCCGCATGAGAAGGCGTGATTGGTACGACCGGCGCCTGGATAAGCGTGTAGCCCTGCAGATCGCCGAGGAGCACGGGGTTGTGGCTGACAGTACAGAATTCAGGCAGGCCCTGGTCGCCAAGCTTCAGTCCGGAGAAATGACCCTCAGCCAGGTGCAGGAGGAGCTGCGCAAAGTGAAGCGTGAGGCGAAAAAGAACGGCAAGAAAACGCGCGCACAGATCTGGAGGTCGGCATGAAACTGGCCAAGGAGACCAAGCCGAAGAAGTGCAAAGCGCCAGGTTGCGGCAAGCCCTTCAAGCCGACCATGACCACGCAGAAGGTGTGCAGCATCTCCTGCGCCAAGGCCATGGCCAAGGACCCGAAGCTGCAGAAGATTGCGGCCAAGGCGATCACCAAGCAGGGCCGCCAAGAACTGCAGGAGCGCCGAGAGAAGCTGAAGACCCGCCGCGAGCACATGGCCGAGGCCCAGACCGCGTTCAACGCCTACATCCGCGAGCGCGACGCCGGCCTGCCGTGCATCAGCTGCGACTCGCTGCCAAGCGACCACGACCTCATCACCGGCAGCCGCTGGGACGCCGGGCATTACCGGTCGGTGGGCGCCTGCCCGGAGCTGCGGTTCGAGCCGCTGAACGTCCACCGCCAGTGCGTGAAGTGCAACCGGAACCTGTCGGGGAACGCGGTTGAGTACCGTATCCGGCTGATGAAGCGCATTGGCGCCGAAGCCGTAGAGTTCCTCGAAGGGCCTCATAAGCCCCAGCGTCTGACCATCGAAGACCTGCAGGCCATCAAGGCTCTGTACAGGCAGAAGCTCAAAGACCTGAGGAGGGCAGCGGCATGACGCCAGCGTGGGGGTTTTTGATTATGGCCGCCCTCATGGTGGTGGCCGGTGTGGCGCTGTCATGGGCAGGCGCCGTGCGCCGCAAGCGCAGCTACGAAGAATTCATCTTGAGCAAGGCCAAGCAGGCAGGGGGCAAGCAATGAAGTATCAGAGCGTTTTGGCAGCAGTAGTGCGCGCCCTCGCGGCAGAAACCATGAGCGGAGTGGGCGGCGGCGACTTCGAGCCGAAGGTCCAGGCTTCGAAGCTGAAGGGGGAGATCTCCGGGAAGGATGCGGCGATGCTGGTGGACTGCTGGGTGCACGCCCGCCTGCACAGCAAGCTGATCCCTCGGCACTGGCATGCACTGACGGCCAGGTTCTCGACCCACAAGGCCAAGAAGGTTGAAGCGATCGGTAAGCTGGTACCGCTGATTGCGACCCAAGCGCCGAACCTGTTCCGGTACAAGGCAGTCACCGCCTGGGCCATTCCGCCGGTGAAGGGCGTGCAGGCGTCATCGGGCAACGAGATCGCGAGCCGGTCGGCCCGTGAGCGAGCGGAGTGGGAATCGCTGAATGCCGGTGTTATCCAGCACTTGGCTGGCGGCGAGATGCCCGAGGACGCCGGCCAGGCGCGCCGCGAGCAGTACGTGAAGCGCTCGACCGACATGATCGTGCTGCCGGCCGAGTTCTACGACATCAACACCTGGGACGGCCAGGGCTTGAACCGGACCACGTACTGGCGCTGGAAGAAGGCCATCGAGAAGGTGCTTGACGAGATGGTGGCCGAAGCGCTGGAAGCCTCTAGCAAGATACTTCAGGAGGAAGGCGTTTTGATGGCAGATGCCGCTTGACACCCGTGCAACGTTGCAACATTATTTGTTCATCATGTCATTCCTACGCGTGTTGAGGAGTGGCGAAGAAAGCCCGGCCTCAAGCGTCGGGCTTTTTCATGTGAGGCAATGGAATATGCGAACCCTTATGGTGCTTGGAGTTCTCCTTGCGACGCCGGCCTTTGCTGACATCGTGGAGCCGTCACACGACTGCACGCAGCCTGACATCCCCTACGAGTTTCAGAATAGCTACGAGCGCGAGCAGTTCCTTTCTGATGCAGAGGAGTACAAGTCGTGCATTGCTGATTTCGTAGAAGAGCAGGAAGATGCCATGCGAAAACATAAGTCGGCCGCCGATAGCGCTGTCGAGGAATGGAATTCGTTCGCCAGTTCAATCTAGCTGTTGCGCATATCTTCAAGCCCCGCCATGAGCGGGGTTTTTGCTTTTTGAAGAGGGCCTCAATGGGCCCGCACTTGGAGTAATCGATGGACCCGACCGACCTCGGCCCAGGCACAGCCACCTGGCTGGGCGGAACGGGCACTGTATTGCTGGGTGGCTTTCTTTGGCTGCGCAAGTGGTTGTCCAGGGATGCCACCGACAGGGCGATGGACACCGCCGACATCGGCGTCGTCCGGCGCTTGAATGAACTGCTCGACATCGAGCGCGAGGCCCGGAAAGAAGCTGAGGCCCGCGCCGATCAGTTCGCGAAGGAGCGGAACGATCTGGTGGCTACGGTAGGGCGCCTGGAGGGCAAGATCGAAGCCCTGACCAGTCAGGTCGGCCAGCTCAATGAGCGCGTAGCTGCGCAGAGCGATGAGCTCGCCCGCCTGCGCGGAAAGCTGGGAGGTGCTTCCTGATGGACAGATGCGCACTTGAATTCATAGCCCGCTGCTGGTGGCGCCGGGCAGAGGTCTGGATCATCGCCGCGCTGCTGGTCACCGGCGGGGCAGTCCTTGGCTGGCAGTCGGCGTTCTGGTCGATGGCCACGACCCAGGCCAACCAGGTGGCCGAGATCCGGGCCGCCTACGATGCCGCCATGGCCGAGCGCGACAAGCGCCTGGATGAGCTGACCAGCAAGGCCGAGAGCGCCGCGACCAAAGCGTCGAAGGCTGCGACCACTGCTACCCAGGCCGCCGACAAGGCTGATGAGGCCCTCAATCGGGTATCGCCGTAGTCGCACCACATTTCCAGCGTGCGCCGTTTCGTGGCGCGGAGACATCCATGTCCAATGTCACCCGACTGCGCCACGCCTTGCCGCTTCCTGCTGACGTGGTAGCCGCGACCAATGAGCTGGATGCTGCGGTGATCAAGGCTATCGATGCAGCCAAGAGCGCTGGCCTCCCTCAGGGCCTTCTTGCCGCTATTCTTCACGCCCACGCCCATGCTGAGACCCACAAGATGGTGTCCTCGTGAAGGTGTTGGAGTTCCAGCGAGAGGGGTGGCGCGACACGGTCAAGGCACTACGCAAGATCGCCGACGACCTGGAGCAGGGCAACATCGACCCATGCGTGATCGGCGCGGTCGCCCTGCGCTCCCCGGCTGGGAAGGTGACTGCGTTCGGCATTGGTCCGGCCGCAGATGATCTTCAGGCCCTGGCTCTGTTCAGGCTGGCGGAGCAGCAGCTGATTGATGTGCTACTGGAGAAAGAGTGATTTAAGGATTTGCGATCCAAGACGCGGCCGCGGAGTAACTCATGCTCGCGCCGACGGCAAGGGCCTTCCCGGCGAGAGATTTGACCGAATCCAGTAAGCCGTTTTCCGCGGCGTCCTGTAGCAGAGAGCCGAAATTCTTTCCAGTGACGCTGTCCGGTAGAGCCTTGAGAACTTCAAGCCCCTTCGCTGTGAGGACGCAGTCTTCGAAAATCGACAGTTCCCTCCGCACTGTTGTTGTGTGTGTCAGGTACCCAGTTCGTGTCAGCCAGTCAATGGTGTGGCCGAAGAATTCGATAGCGCCGAATGCTTGTTCGTTCTGGACATCCTGATCCTGTCCTTCAGGGGCTATTTGCGCCAGAAAATGATAGGGGTCGAGGATCACCGGTTCAGGGAATGATTCATAGAGCTGAGCAAAAACGGCACCTGTTAGCAGATCAAAGCGCTCCATATTCGAAGCCATGAGAATCTCCTTCGAAAAATCGTACTCATACATCGTTGGTATTTGAGTGACAACAAAGCATCCCGACTGGGAGGCGATCGAACGCCCCTTTCCGGCAGGGGGGCTTACTCTGGCGGATGAGGGGTAGAGCTACTCGCCGCAGGGAGGTGCCTTTGGCTCACTCTGCTTGACGCATTCGCTGTGCGACACCCTGCAGATAAGCGATCAGCTGTTCTACCTGAGCAGAGGTAGTGGCAATAGGATACTCACCGAGTACAGCCCTCAAGACGTCGTGGTGATCGACGAAAAACAGATCGCCGTCGATATAGGATGAATACTCGGTACTTGTTATGTCGCGCATCGTCGGGATGTCGATAGCGTTGGCGCCGTATTCGATCGTCACATCAAGCTTCATGGTTCACCTTGGCAGTGAATGGGTGGATCTTATCAATACCGGCAACAAGCCATCATTTCAAGGCGCAGGTGATCCATGAGCAGATCCATGCCGCCGGCTGAGCTGCTCGACTCTCCGTTCCTGGAGTTGCGCCCAGCTCCTGAAGTCTGGGAGTGGATTCAGCGCGAGATCCTCGCCGACACCGGTAGCATCCACAACCCAGAGCATGCCCACCTGATCGACGCCAACATCGGCGTGCTCTGGGCATCGACAGGGTTCGCCAAGCAGGGGCGGGTGGTTCTCGGTCAGGCCGAACAGCTGATGTTCCGCGCTGGCGGATGGCAGAGGGCACGGCAAGAGCAGCAGATGCGTGACTGGTTCGGCGAGGAGCCTACCTACCTCATCACCCTGGCTGCCGACTACTGCGCCCAGTGCACCGATGCTGAGTTTTGCGCCCTGGTCGAGCACGAGCTGTACCACATCGCCCAGGCGACCGATGAGTACGGAGCGCCCAAGTTCACCCAGGACGGGCTGCCCAAGCTCTACCTGCGCGGCCATGACGTCGAAGAGTTCGTCGGAGTGGTGAGGCGCTACGGTGCCAGTCAAGACGTACAGCAGCTTATCGACGCTGCAAGCCGGCCGCCTGAGGTGGCCAAGATCAACATTTCGAGGGCATGCGGAACCTGTCTGCTCAAGTCTGCCTGACCTTTGACAGACCTAAGACGGAATTGAACCTATGGCAGCCCTGAGCAACGAGGTGAAAGCCTTTATCGTTCAGGCCCTGGCCTGTTTCGATACCCCCGCACAGGTGGCGGCCTCTGTCCGAGAAGAATTCGGCATAGAGGTGAGTCGCCAGCAGTGCGAATCGCATGACCCTACCAAGAGCGCAGGACGAGATCTGGCCAAGCGCTGGCGGACCCTGTTCGACGATACGCGCAAGCGGTTCCGTGAAGAGACATCCGAGATCCCTATCGCCAACCGGGCATTCCGGCTCCGTGCGCTGGGAAGGATGGCTGAGAAGGCCGAGTCCATGAAGAACATGGCGCTCACTGCCCAGTTGCTGGAGCAGGCGGCCAAAGAGGTCGGCGACGTCTACGTGAACCGCCAGACCAAGAACGAGAATCCCCACGACAACGTGCCGCCCACCCGGGTTCAGGTGGACGTGGTGGATGCGAGGAAGCCTGATGCCGTCACTTAACGTGCCACAGGCTAGCTTCCTCCGGATGGAGAACAAGTTCCGCGGCTTCGTGGCCGGGTTCGGCTCGGGCAAGACCTGGGTAGGCTGCGCGGCGCTGTGCAAGCACGTGTGGGAGTGGCCCAGGATTGATTCGGGCTACTTTGCTCCGACCTACCCGCAGATCCGCGACATCTTCTTCCCGACCATTGAGGAGGTCGCCTTCGATTGGGGCCTGAAGGTCAAGACGAAGGAGAGCGACAAGGAGGTCGAGTTCTACAGCGGCGGCCAGTACCGCAGCACGACCATCTGCCGCTCGATGGAGAAGCCGCAGACCATCGTGGGCTTCAAGATCGGGCACGCTCTGGTCGACGAACTCGATGTTCTGCCCGCGCTGAAGGCTGAACACGCCTGGCGCAAGATCATTGCCCGGATGCGCTACAACGTGCATGGGCTGAAGAACGGCGTGGACGTGACGACGACCCCCGAGGGGTTCAAGTTCGTCTACCAGCAGTTCGTGAAACAGCTGCGCGAGAAGCCGGCCCTGCAGGGCATATACGGTCTGGTGCAAGCCAGCACGTTCGACAACGAGCTGAACCTGCCGCCCGACTACATCCCGTCGCTGATGGAGTCCTACCCGGCCCAGCTGATCCTGGCCTACCTGAACGGCCAGTTCGTCAACCTGAACTCGGGGTCGATCTACCACGCCTACGACCGGAAGCTGAATTCCTGCTTCGACACCGTAGAGCCTGGAGAGCCCCTGTTCATCGGCATGGACTTCAACGTCGGCAAGATGGCGGCGATCGTCCATGTCAAACGGCCTGACGGAAAGCCCAGGGCCGTGGATGAGCTGATCGACGGCTTCGATACCCCGGACATGATCCGGCGCATCAAGGAGCGCTATTGGCGGCACAACGGCCGGGACTACGAGAAGTCCTGCGAGATCCGGATCTATCCCGACGCCTCGGGCGGGTCGCGCAAGTCGGTGAACGCCAGCGAGACGGACATCGCCATCCTGCGTCAGGCCGGGTTTAGCGTGATCGCGCCCGACGCCAACCCGCCAGTGAAGGACCGCATCAACGCCATGAACGCGATGTTCTGCAACGCGAATGGAGAGCGGCGTTACCTGGTCAATCCGCTGCGCTGCCCGACCTATGCAGACGGCCTGGAGCAGCAGGTATGGGCCGCCAACGGCGAGCCTGACAAGAAATCTGGCGTGGACCACGCGAACGATGCGGGCGGCTACTTCATCCACCACGACTACCCAATTGAACGACCGGTCTTCACGACCCAGTCCCTGAGAATGTGAACATGAGCGATAACCCGAGCATCACGCTGCCCGCTGTCGACGCGATGCGCGCCTACTGGGCCGTGATCTCGCCGCTCATGGGTGGGACAATGGCAATGCGCGACGCGGGCAAAACCCTGCTTCCGCAATACCCAGCTGAAGACGACGAGGCCTACAAAGAGCGCCTGCGCCTTTCGACCCTGCTGCCGGCGTACTCCGAGACGGTCGGCAACATGACCTCCCGTGTGTTCGCCGAGCCGCTGCAGGTGGGCGACGATGTGCCAGAGGCCATTGTCGAGATGACCAATGACATCGACCACGCCGGCAATGACCTCAACTCCTGGGCTGTCGGGTTCTTCACCGAGGGGCTGAGCCATGGCCTGTGTCATGCCTTCGTCGATCACCCGCCAGCGGGCGAACTGAAGACCCAGGCAGACGAGCAGGCCGCTGGTGTGCGCCCTTACGTTGTTATGGTTAGGCCTGAGCAGGTGCTGGGTTGGCGCTCCAAGGGCGGCGTGCTGACCATGGTCCGCTACATCGAGGTGGTCGAGGAGGAAGATGGCGAGTTCGGCGCCAAGTGCGTCGAGCAGATTCGCGTGCTGGAGCCGGGCGCCTGGCGAACCTATCGCAGGTCAGCCAAGGCCGTGCGCGGTAAGCAGGCCGCATCTGGCGGTACCTGGGAGTTGCACGAGGAAGGCACCAACAGCCTGACCGCGATCCCCTGGGTCACCTTCTACACGGGCCGAACCGGGTTCATGACTGCCAAGCCGCCACTGATTGAGCTTGCACACCTGAACGTGAAGCACTGGCAGAGCCAGAGCGACCAAGACAACATCCTTCACGTGATCCGCGTGCCGATTCTGGTGCGCATCGGCATCCAGGCCCAGTACGACAACCATGGGAAGGTGATCCCGCCAGAGTTCAAGGTGGGCACCGGCCAGCTGACCGATCTGCCCAAGGACGGCGACCTTAAGTACGTCGAGCACACCGGCCAGGCCGTCGATGCGGGTCGCACCGCGCTGCAGGACCTGATCAACGAGATGCGCATGGCCGGGGCCAAGCTGCTGACGCCGGACAAAACAGCCACCAAGACCGCCACACAGGCGGAGGAGGAGGCTGCCCAGGAACTGTCCCCGCTGGCACGCATGGCGCACCACTTCGCCGACTGTCTGGCGCAGCTGCTCCAGTTCATGGCCGATTATCGCGGACTGGGCGAGGGCGGAACCGTCGAGATGCGCGGCAACTTCGATGTCGACTACATGCCGGAGGTGTCGCTGCCAACCCTGGTATCCATGGCCAATGCCGGGATGATCAGTAAGGAGACGCTGTTCACCGAGATGCAGCGCCGTGGGGTGATCAGCGACGAATACGACTGGGAAGAGGAACTGGCGAAGATTGAGGTCCAGGGCCCGGCTCTCGGTACGCTGTGATGAAGACCGCCAACGAGAAGCTACTGGACGAGCTGATCGGCCATGAAGTTGATCTGTCCAGGCTTAGCAACAGCCAGGTCGTGGCGATCATCAGGATCCTGAACAGTTCTGACCCTGAGCTGAGGGCAGCGCTCATCGCTGCCATCGACAGCCTGGATGCCGGCGCGTCCGTTGCAGCGATCGATGCCGCTCTGGCGCCCGTGCTGCGGATCAATCAATCGACGTTCTTTAGCCTGCAGCAGGCGCTCACAGGCGTAATCGACGGCGTGGCCAGTTACGAGATTGCCTTTCAGGCCGCTGCGCTTACAGCGGCTGTTCCTGAGCTTGTGCAGGCGCGATTCCCGGTTGCCGTGGCACAGTTCAGTCAGGTACGCGCCATTGCGCTGGCAAGACCCTTCCAAGGACGGCTGCTCAGCGAGTGGATGGCGGGCATCGAGGCTGACCGTGCTGCGTCGATCCGCGATGCCGTGCGGTCTGGCGTGCTTGAAGGGCGCACGACGCCGGAGATCGTCCGGCAGATCATGGGTACCAAGGCGGAGAAGTACGCTGACGGCATCCTGCAGAGGTCTCGCCGGGAGGTGGAGGCGGTTGTCCGGTCTGCTGTGTCCAGCACGGCTGAGACGGCCAGCGACAAGGCGTTCGAGGCCAACAGCGACATCATCAGCCATGTTGAGTGGCTGAGCACTCTGGACAACCGGACATCGACGACCTGCCGAATACGTGACCGCCTGCCGTACACATTGGGCACCTACCGGCCCATCGGGCACAAGGTGCCGTGGCTAGCCGGCCCGGGCCGTATTCACTTCTGCTGCCGCTCGACCAAGCTGCCAATCCTCAAGAGCGCTCTTTCGCTCGGCATCAGCGATGCAGCGACCAGGGCTTCTATGGATGGCCAGGTTCCGCAGCAGACCACCTACGCCGAATGGCTTGCCCGCCAGCCTGCCGGCCGCCAGGACGAGATCCTTGGCCCGGAGCGCGGAAAGCTGATGCGCCAGGACAAGCTGAAGTTGCAGGACTTTTACAACGACAAGGGCAAGTTCCTGACGCTCGATGAGCTCCGGGAGCGCCTGTTGTAGCCCGCGCCACAAAACACCAAAGCGCCATTTCGTGGCGCGCAATTGCAAAGCCTCGCCTAGTGCGGGGCTTTTTCATGCCTGCGGTTCGGATGGACGGGGCGACCTGGGGCCGGATGGCTCACCAACAGGCCGGATGGCCCAGAGAGACGAGATGAAACTCAAAACCGTTGAAGTGGATGGCAAGCAGTACGCAGTGATCGAAGATGGAAAGCCCGTATACACCGATGACGACGGCAAGGACGTCGCCTTCGATGCGGTCGGCACTCGCAACACCATCACCCGGCTGAATGCCGAGGCGAAGTCGCACCGCGAGCGCGCGGACAGCTTCGAGAAAACTGCGAAGGCGTTCGAAGGCATCGAAGATGCTGCGGCCGCCAAGAAAGCCCTGGAGATCGTCGCCAACCTCGACGCCAAGAAGCTGGTGGATGCCGGCGAGATCGAGAAGGTGAAGGGCGAAATCAGCAAGGCCTTCCAAACCCAGCTGGATGAAGCCAACGGCAAGGCGCAGACCTTCGAGCAGCAGCTGTATGCCGAGAAGATCGGCGGCAGCTTCGCGCGCTCCCAGTTCATCGCCGAGAAGATGGCGGTGCCGGCTGACATGGTCCAGGCCGCTTTCGGCAGCAACTTCAAGATCGAGGAAGGCAAGGTCGTCGCGTACGACGCCCAGGGCCAGAAGATCTTCAGCCGCGCTCGTCCGGGTGAACTGGCCGACTTCAACGAAGCGCTCGAAACCCTCGTCTCGCAGTACCCCCATCGCGACCACATCCTGAAGAGCTCCGGCGCCAATGGCGGCGGCGCGCCGAACGGCGGTGGCCAGCACAAAACCACGAAGGGCAACTTCGGTGGCACCAAGGCTGAACGCCTGGAAGCCATCAAGGGCCTGACCGCAAGCGAATAAGGAGGCCCAATGGCCCTTTCGAACATGAAGGTGTTCAACGAATACCTCAAGCGCACCACCATCGAGACCCTGGCTCAGGATGTCGAGAAGTTCAACGCATCCTCGGCCGGTGCCATCCGCCTGACTACCCAGGGCATCGACGGCGACTTCCTGCAGGAATCGTTCTGGGCAGGTCTGCACGGCGCCCAGCGTCGCGTCGACCGCTACGCTGCCAACGGCGCCCAGGCGTCCACCCCGCTGGCCCAGAAGCAGTACGACTCGGTGAAGATCGCCGGCGGCTTCGGCCCGATCCTGTGGGAGCCTTCCCAGCTCTCCTGGATCCAGAAGAACCCGGAAGAAGCGCTGGAAGTGATCAGCCGCAACCTGTCCGAAGCAATCATGGCGGACCAGCTGAACACTGCCATCTCGGCCCTGGCCGGCGCCATTGGCAACCAGCCGAGCGCCACCAACGACGTTTCGGCCACTGCTGGCGTGACCTACGTCGCGATCAACAACGCCCACGCGTTGTTCGGTGACGCTTCCCAGCGCCTGGTGGCCCAGGTCATGACCGGTGCCATGTACCACAAGCTGGTCGGCCAGAACCTGGCCAACGCCGAGCGCCTGTTCCAGTTCTCCGGCGTGCAGGTGGTCGACATCCTCGGCAAAGCCGTGATCATCACCGATGCCCCTGCGCTGTACGAGGCCGGCACCCCGAACAAGCAGAAGGTGCTCAGCCTGGCCGACGGCGCCGCGGTGGTGATGGATGGCTCTGACCTGATCACCAACATCGAGACCTCCAACGGCAAGGAGCGTATCGAGACCACCATGCAGGCCGACTACACCTTCGGCCTGGGCCTCAAGGGCTACACCTGGGACACCGCCAACGGCGGCAAGTCGCCGACCAACGCCGAACTGTCCACCGGCACCAACTGGGACCTGGTGGCGAACAGCATCAAGGCCTCGGCCGGCGTGCTGACCATCGGTGACGCCACCAAGTAATCGGTACCGCGCCCTCCGGGGCGCTTTCCCAGGAGATCGCCATGAGCGAGAAAGTGATTTACGAGAAACACCCGGTCAGCCCTGAGCGAAAGGCCGAACTGCGTCAGAAGGGCTACAAGATCATCGATGCGCGTTTCGCGCCCGATGGCTACGAACACCCGGAGCCCCTGAAGGAAACCAAAGGCTCGAAGGCTGGCAAGTCCGCTGCCGACAAGAAGGCTGCCGAAGAAGCCGAGCTGAAGGCAAAGCTGCAGGCCGCCCTGAACGAAAAGGGCGTGCAATTCAGCCCTGACGCCAGCCTGGAAGACCTCAAGAAGCTGCTGGACGAGGCCGCGTAATGATCATCTACATCACCGTCGAGCAGGTAGACGCCCTGCTTGGGCCGACCTGGGCGCCCGACGACCAGAAGGCCCGGGCGGTGCTGATGGCCAACACCTGGCTTACCAATCTCGGCCTGCCTGAGTTCGATCCGGTACCGGACGACGTCATCCAGGCCGGCGCCGAGATTGCCCGAGAGGCAGCGGCAGGGAACATCTACGGCAGCAAGGAGACCGGCGTGCTGAGCAAGTCGGTCAACGCTGACGGGGTTTCCAGCAGCAAAACCTACTCGGAATCCTCCCGCACCATCAGCGCTGGCGAGTCGTTCGCCCTGGCGCTGCTGGCGCATCACCTGAACAGCAGCGGCCAAACCAAGATCGTGAGGGGCTGATATGGGGCTTCGCGATGAACTGCAGGCCGACCTGGCCCAGGCGTTCAATACGGACCTGGCCGACGCTGTGCTGGCCTTCACTGGCGAGTACATGGGCCCCGGCGTGGTTGATCCCGCCACCGAGGAAACCACGGCCCAGCCCGTGACATACACGGGCCGAGGCGTGCTGTCCCGCTACGAAGATAGCCGTATCGACAACGTGAACATCCTGGTCGGCGACCTGCGCCTCACCGCGCTTGCCAACGAGGTCAGCGATACCCCGCATGTTGGGCACAAGATCACCGCTCCTGATCTGATGGACCGGTCCAAGCAGGTTGTCTACCTGGTCAAATCGGTGCGCTCCGACCCGGCTTCAGCCACCTACCGAATGCAGCTGAGGAAGTAGACATGGCCAAGAGCAGGGGATGGAGCACACCGCCAAGCCTGTTCACCGGCCTGGTCGAAGAGGCCCTGGCGCAGCGTGTGCGCGTCATTGCGCTGGCCATGCTCAACGAAATCGTGCTGCGGTCGCCGGTCGACACTGGGAGGTTCCGTGGCAATAACATCGTCAGCGTGGGCGCGCCGGTCTACACGAGCACTGAGAACCTGGACAAGAGCGGCGGCGAGACGATCCAGCGCGGCCTGTCTGCCATGAGCGGGCTTGAGCCGTACACGCAGGTGTTTATCCAGAACAACCTTCCATATGCCCAGGCCCTTGAAGATGGCCATTCCAAGCAAGCGCCGCCGAAGGGTATCTACGAAGCCAGCTTCCATGGCGTCACGCAGGCCTATTCATGACCTTCGAACAGATCCGCGCCGTCATCATCGGCCGCCTGCAGCAGTGGGCGGGGATTCCAGCCGATGCCATCGACTACCCGAACAACCCACAGGGGCCATTCAGTCCAGCAGGCAAGCCAATCTGGGCCAGGCTTGCGGATGTTCCTGGTCTATCCAGTACGCCAGAGGTCGGCAACGGCCCAAGCGTTCGGCGCACCGGTATTGTCATCGTTCAGCTGTTCGTGCCGAGCAACAAAGGCAACCTGGCTATTACCAAGGCCGCCGACACTTTGGTCCAGCACTTCGAGTACTACAGCGCGCCAGAAGGGCCGCTGGACTTCTTCGCTGCATCGCCAAGCGTGGTTGGTGACGAAGGTAACGGCTGGTATCAGGTCAACGTCTCCATCCCCTACAGGGCCTACTGATGAGCGAAACCATGAAGGTGCGCATCGACGGCGAGGTTGTGGACCGGGCCATAGGGAGCACCACCCTGGCCATCCAGGCCGACGGGTCCACCGTCGAGTATCACGAACCCAAGCTTGAGCCCGACGAAGTCGTATTCCGCCCTGACGACGACCCTATGCCCATCATCGTCACCCGCACAATCCCGGCCTGAGCGCCGAACCATCCCGCACCGCCACATGGCGGTTTTTTTACGCCTATCGATAGGAGATACACCCCATGTCCAGTGGTGCAAAGCGCTCGACCGCGTGGATTCGTGAAGTCACTCCGGGGACCACCCCGCCGGGCCCATGGAACGTACTGACCCGCGTCAGCTTCGGCCTGGTGCCTACCTACAACACCGAAGAGAACAACGAAATCGGCGAAAGCCGGATGTCGCAGGGCACTGCACAGACGACCGTGGATGTCGGCGGCGATATTGAGACCAAGTTCCGCTACGGAGCCCTGGATGAGTTCCTGGCCTCCTGCTTCGGCGCTAACTGGTCCGGTAATACCCTGACCATGGGTAACGAGCGCATCTCGTTCTCCATCGCCGCCTATGACGCTGACGTCGGTATCGCTGGCATCGCCCGCGGCGCCCAGGTTGACACGATCAACATCGAGGTCCCGAACGACAACGAGATCAGCGTCACCACCACGTTCATGGCCACCTCGTGGCAGGACAAGGCCGACAACACTTCCTTCATCGTCAGCCCTGCGCCCGAGGCCAACCAGCGGCGCTACGGCTTTAAGGATGTGACCGGGCTGAAGATCAACGGCGTGCAACTGGGTGACGACAACGCGTGCGTTGACACCTTCAACCTGCAGTTCGCCAACAACTCGCAGACCCAGCGATGCATCGGCAACGGCAATCCGTTCGCCGGCAACATCATCCAGACCACCTTCGTGCCGGGCGGCTCGATCACCCTGAGCTGGTCCAAGACCGCGTACCAGTACTGGAAGGCTCAGCAGACCGGCGACTCGCTCAGCTTCGAGTTCACCCTGAGCAACGCAGATGGCGGCTACACCTTCCTCATCCCCGAGATGGAAGTCAGCGGCGACTGGCCGGACGGTGGGGCCACCGACATCGTCCAGGTGGAACTGAACTACACCGCCCGCCGCGTGCCGCCGACCATTACTCGCCTGCCGGCGCCCATCGTCGTTGCTGCGGTGGAAGTAACCCCGGCCACCCTGAGCCTGGCGGTGGACGAAACCGCAGACCTCGAAGCCGCGGTAACTCCGGTAGGTGCCAGCCAGCTGGTCACCTGGACCTCGTCGGCCCCGGCCATCGCAAGCGTGAGCGCCACCGGCCTGGTAACCGGCCTGGCTGCCGGTACCGCCACCATCACCGCGACCAGCGCCGCAGATGGCACCAAGACCGACACCTGCGCTGTCACCGTCACCGCCTAAACCTTTGCCCGGCGCGTCCTGCGGTGTGCGTCGGGCCTTTTACCGCAGAGGAATTCCATGGGTATCACCATTGCACGAAAGCCTGAACTGGATATCAACGGCGAGCGTTGGGTGCACTTCAAGGTCGGCCCGGACGGCCTGGCCGTGAAATGCGACAAGGGGCCGGACACTGCCGCGATTCTGGTCGCATCCATCGCCAACCCGATCTACAAGTCGCACCAGGCCGTGATCCGCCGACATCTCGCCGCACTGAACCAGCAGGCCGGCGTGGGCACCGCTGGCTTCACCGTCGACTCCATCCCCGATGTAGAACTCGAAACCGACGACGATCTGTTCATCGACCTGGCCGCCAAGCACCTGATCAAGGATTGGCAGGGCATCGATGTCGAGGAACGCCCGGGCGAGCCAGCCAAGTACACCCCGCAGCTGTGCAAGGCGCTGATCGAGCAGCTGCCCAGCGTCTACTTCCTGGCCCTGCGCACCGCCCTGGACATCGCCAAGCGCATCGAGGAGCAGGCCCAGGCCACTGCGGAAAAGCAGTAGCGGCATATCGCTGGGGTAGGGACTGGGCCGGGCCGGAGAACGAGAAGAAGCGCTGGAAACATGAGCGCCTCGGGTTGAAGGCCCAAGAGCCGCCCGAGATCGACGATGTGGTGGCCGAGATCCTCGAGGCCTACGGTCACATCGGCCGATCCCGGCAGTACGTCGGCATGGTCGGCGCGCCGGCTCCTATTTCGCCGGCCGCGATTGCCGAATATCTCGACCGCTACCCCTCGGTGATATGCCGCGAAGAGTTCGATGCCGCCATCTTCGCCCTGGACGACGAGTTCCGCCGGCGGTGGGATGAGCAACAGGAAGAGGCCCTGGCCGAATCCGAAGGTAAGGGCAGGCGTAAGACGCGTTGATAGGCACAGCGCTGTGCTAGATTCTGGCCATCTATTGGAGGAAGCCATGAATCGACTGCTGCTAGTTGCCGCCATTGCCTTGATGCCGACCGGCACTACCTTTGCGAAAGCGCCTGATCAGTGCGAGAAAATATCGGATCTTGCGGCTGAGGCCATGAAAGCGCGGCAGGATGGCGATCTGCTGAAGGATGCTGTCAACTCGGTGGGAGACGGCAGCAAGTTCTCGGAAGCCATGGTTATGAAGGCTTACCAGGTTCGGGTTTTTGATGACGCCAGGGAGCGGGCCACCGCAATCTCCGAATTCCAGAATGCAGCCTACCGAGAGTGCTACGACGCTCACAACTGAACAACGAATCGATAAAGAACCCGCCTCGAGCGGGTTTTTTTATGCCTGGAGAATGACATGGCGCAGGAATCCCGCCTGGCGGTAACCATCGACTCGCGGGGCGCCAAGCGCAATGCCGACGACCTGACCAGTTCGCTCGAGCGCATGGAACGTGCTGGCGATGCTGCAGCGACTTCGGCCGATGGCGTGAGCAGCAGCCTCGACGATCAGCGCAAAGAGCTTTCCCAGCTGCTGGGGCAGATCAACCCCACTGTTGCTGCTCTGGGGCGACTCGACGACATGCAGGAGAAGCTGGCCAAGTTCAAGAAGGCCGGAATCGTCGAGAGTGACACGTTCGTCGAGTACACGCAGCGCATCAACACGATGCGAGATGCCCTTGGTGAGACTGCCGAAGGCATGAACAAGGCGGGTATGTCGGCCAAGGCCTACCAGGCTGCACTGCGCGGCGTCCCGGCACAGTTCACCGATATCGCAGTGAGCCTCCAGAGTGGGCAGGCTCCGCTTACTGTGCTGCTGCAACAGGGCGGCCAGCTCAAGGACATGTTCGGCGGTATCGGACCTGCAGCACAGGCGCTTGGCGGGTACATCCTGGGCTTGGTGAACCCATTCACTGTTGCGGCCGCCGCCGCAGGTGCGCTGGCCCTGGCCTACTACAAAGGGTCCGAGCAATCCGATGCCCTGCGCGACAGCCTGATCCTGACCGGAAACTTCTCGAAAGCCTCCGAGGCCCAGTTGATCGGCCTGGCCGAGTCTGCGGACAAGGTTACAGGTACTTTTGGACAGGCGGCCGGCGCACTGGCGCAACTCACCGCCGCGAGCGCGAACACTACCGGCAACCTGAAGCTCATCACCACGACGGCTGTCGAGATGCAGCGCGTCACCGGAAAGGCAGTAGAGGACACGGTCGCCGAGTTCATCAAGCTGGGCAAGGACCCGGTGGCCGGAATCGTCGAACTGGATGAGAAATACCGATTCCTGACTGCCTCTGTGTACGCCCAGATCAAGGCCCTGTCCGATCAGGGAAATGCTGTGGCTGCCGCCGACCTGGCTGAGCGCACATACGCGGAAGCGATGGGTCAGCGAACCAGCAAGATCCGCGAGAACCTGGGGCTGATCGAACGCGGCTGGCTCAACATCAAGGACGCCACCAACGAGGTTCTTGACGCCTTTGCAAGCATCGGCAGGAATAGCGTCGAGAGCGAAGGCAGGGCCATCACTCAGCTGCAGCAGAAGATTGCCTACCTGCAGAGCACGCTGGACACCGCCTACGAGGACAACGACGCCCGCGATCGCATCGCCAGCCTTCAGGCTGAACTGAAGCAGCGGCAAGACATCCAGCAGACCAACGCGAAAACCCTTGAAGAGGAACAACAGCGCCGTCGCATACAGGAGGAGGGGCGCAAGGGCCTGGACGCATTGGATGCGTCCTACAAAAGCTCGTTGACCCAAACCCAGCGCCTGAACAAGGAACTGACCGACCTCGACAAAGCGCGCGCTAAGGCTGTGGCTGCCGGGGTGTTCACCGCTGCAGAGGAAGCGAAATACGCCCAGTCGCGCAAGAACATCGAGAAGGAAATCGCCGACATCAAGGAGCGTGAGGCGAAGAAGAATGCTCCGAAGAACGTCAATCGAGGCGTGGCCGAGGCGGAAAATACGTTCGCTCGCCTGTATGGCCAGTACGACCCAGCGGCTCAGGCCGCCCGGGCGCTGACCAAGGAGCAGGGCCAACTCGACCTGGCATTGAGCAAGGGAAAGATCACCCAGGAGGAGTATGGCAAGGCGCTGGCTCAGGCTTCGATCAACTACGCCGCCGCCATCAAGGGTGCCAAGGGCCTGACCCAGGCCGAGGAGTACCGGGCGCAGCTCCAAAAACAGCTGGACAATGACCGCGCCCAGTACAGCTTGGATGCAGCCAGTGTTGGCATGGGCGACCTGCAAACGCAGCGCATGCAGCAGCGCGTGCAGCTGGAGCAGCAGACCAACGATCGTATCCTGCAGCTGCGCACCGAACTGGCAAACGCCACGACGGAGAAGCAACGCCAAGACCTACAGGCGCAGATCGACCTGACGAACGAGTTTCTACCGCAGCAACTGGCAGCGCTCCAGGCCGGCTGGGCGCAGATGGATCAGGCCATGCTCAACCCGATCAACGGGTGGACGGCTGCCGTGCAGAACTTCGGCAACCAGGCGCGCGACATTGCCGGGCAAACGCAGTCGATCTTCTCCAGCGCATTCAACACCATCTCGACCGATATCACCGACGCGATCATGAGCGGGCAGTTGTCCATGAGCACGCTTGGCGATATCGCTTCGAACGTGGTGCGCGAGATCATCGCCGGTTTCGTGAAGATGGGCGTGCAGATGGCGCTGAATGCTGCGCTGAACGCCACTCTCGGCACCGCTGCGGCCGGCCAGAGCATGATCCTGGCGGGTACCACGGCCACGGCCTGGGCGCCGGCGGCGGCAATGGCATCCCTGGCAACTCTGGGCGCCAACTCCGTTCCTGCAGCGGCCGCGCTGACCTCGACCACGGCTCTGGCGTCCAGCCTGGCCGTGATCCCGGGCTTCGCCACTGGTGGGTACGTGTCCGGCGCCGGTACCGGCACCTCCGACAGCATCATGGCCCGCCTGAGCGACGGCGAGTTCGTGGTGAATGCCGCGGCGACCAAGCGCAATCGGGCACTGCTGGAGGCGATCAACTCGAACGAGCGGGTATCGGTGGCTGGTGGTGGTGGCTCGGTTGTATCGACCCAATCGGCCGGCAGCACCCAGGCGCCTGTGGTCACTCAGCCAAACGTCACCGTGAACCTGATCGAAGACCGGTCCCGTGCCGGCACTGTTGATCAGCGCACAGGTGACGACGGCCAGCTGCAGATCGACGCCTTCGTAGCTGACATCTGGGGTGGGGGCGAGCGGGCGCAGGCGATCGAGGCGGCCTACGGGCTTTCACGCAACCCAACGTAGGTAGATCCAATGACCACCGAAACCGACGAGGTCGACGACGGGCCGGGCGCAACTGTGCCCGAGCCTGTTTTCCAGCCTGATGAGAAAGAACTGCTGCTGCAACGGCGACTCGCCCGCATCGAGGAAGCGCTGGGCCTCAGCCCTCTCACCTAAACGCAAACCTCAGCTGAGGAACGGCAATGATTCAATACCCGGCAGAATTGCCACTTCCTCTGCAGGAGGGGTATGGCCTTAGCACGGTCGATCCGATGCAGGCTACGCAGATGGTCACCGGACGCACACGGTACCGGGTCAGGCACAGCTATGTCCCGAATGAAGTGAGGTTTAACTTCAACTTCAGTGAGGCCGAGGCCGGCTTCTTTGAGGCCTGGTATGCGAGAACCCTGAGCAACGGCATGGAATGGTTTGAAATGCCGCTTCAGTTGCCGTCAGGGTTCACTACCTACCAGGCGCACTTCAAGGCCATTTACCAGGGCCCTGACCTCACACAGGTCAGCCGCTGGCGCTATTCGGCGGTACTGCAGCTCAAACAGCGCCCGATGATCCCTGAAGGCTGGGAGCAGTTCCCGGAGTACTGGTTCAACAAGAACGTCATCGACGTTTCGGCGAACAGGGAGTGGCCTGAAGCATGAGCCTTATCGAGGAGTGCTACGCCTCGGGCAGGGGCGAGTTGGTCGACACCATCGAAGCCAGGAAGGAGGGCGGCACCATCTCCCACCTGTACTGTTCGGGATGGGAAGACCGGGTTTGCACCACTGAGGACGGCCGCACGCTGACCTTCATCGCGATGGCCATGGACCTTGCCCTTCCCAAGAACGACAACAGTGCGTTCCAGAACCTGGTGCTCGGACTGGACAATGTGACCGGCGAGGTGCAGGAGGTTGTTGAGGAGGCCAAGGCCGCCGACGACCGATTCATCATCACCTTCCGCCGCTACCTGGCCGAAGACCTGTCGTTCCCGCAAGAGCGGTACCGCATGACGCTGCTCAGCCGGGAGTATGAGGACGATGTTGCCAAGCTAACCGCCGGCTTCTTCGACCTGCTCAACACCAACGGTCTCCGCACCATCCTGACCACCTCTCTGGCGCCCGGCCTGAAGTACATCTGACCATGATCGAAAAATTCATGCGCGCCCCGTATCGCGAGGGTGCACGGGGGCCTATTGCCTTCGATTGCTGGGGGATGTGCCGGGCAATCCGCCACGACCTGTTTGGCCTGTCTTGGCTCCCATCCCTGGGAGCGGTTGGCAAGGACAAGATCCGTGAAAACACCAAGGCCTACCGCAGCCTCCGTCAGGCGATGGAGGAGTGCACCCCGGAGCCTGGAGCCATTGCCGCGGTGCTGCGCGGAACGGCGCTCCTGCATGTCGGTACGGTCCTCCTGAGCGAGGGACGGCTGAAGGTGCTGGACACAAACCCCGGTGGCGCCTGCCTCCGGACAACCGGCGAGTTCGAAGCCGCGCATCCAAGAGTGGTTTACTACCGTGACCGTCGAATTCTTCCCGAACAAACTCAGTGACACCGCGCCGCTCGGTACCTGGAAGACCGACCGCCGCATGACCATCGAGGAGTGGCTGAAATCCCTGGCGCCGTCCTACGAGCGCCGGGAAAGCCCGCCAATCAGTGCCGTGCTGAATGACGAGGTAATTGAGCAGCACCTGTGGCACAAGGTGAAGTTCAAGCCGACCGACCTGCTGCAGATCTACCGCGAGCCCAAGGGTACCGACCCGTTCTCCATTACCTTCGCCCTGTTCAAGGGCGCCAAGGCGGTGCTGAAAGCGCTGATGCCGAAGATGCCGGGCATGCCGTCAAGCGCTGGTACGCAGCAGGGTGACCCGCTGACCGAGGCCAGCGCCAAGGGTAACAAGGTCAAGCTCGGTGACCCTGTGCGGCAGATCGCCGGCCATCAGCGAACCTACCCATCCTACCTGGTCCAGCCGCGCCGCTATTTCGCCGGCGCGCGCGATCAGCGGGTTGAGATGCTGCTGTACATCGGTGAAGGCCTGTATGACATACCTTCGAGCAAGGTTCGCGTCGGCCAGACTCCGCTGATCTCGCTCGGTGCCGATGCGGAATTCGCTATTTATCAACCTGGCGCAGACCTGTCCGCCGATACTGCGCACTTGAACTGGTTCAACGTGCCTGAGGTTGGGGCAAGCTCCAGCGGGTCGGCGGGGCTTGAGCTGACTACCGCGACAACCCTGACGAAGACCGCTTCCGCGTCGGCGTACCAGTTCACCGGCGACAACATCAGCGTTCCCTCTGGGGCCGGTGAATTCCCGTCCGATTGGTCGAACGGCATCATCGTTCGTGTGTTGGCCCCGTACACCTACACGGTGATCGATGGCGGCGCTGGCCGCGACATCATTCGCGGGCCGCTGGAAATGCTGAACCCTACGGTCGGCATGCTGATCGAGGTCGTTGGGGCCAATGCCGGCCTGTACGTGGTGAACAGCTATACGCCCTACAGCCCGGCCGTGCCCGCAAATCCCGGCACAACCTCGACGCTCACCGGTTCAGCGGCGCCAACCCGCTACGACTTCAACGTCACGCCCCTGAGCTTCACCCTGTTCCGTGGCGCGACCAGCTACCCAATCACGCTGAACACCGCCACCACCAACCTGGCCGGCCTGGTATCGGCGCTCAATACGCTGTTCAGCGGAATGCCATTCCAGGCCCAGGCCAGCGGCAGTGTGTTGCGCATCGTAGAACTGACGCCGTTTGCCGGGCAAGCCATCACCGCCACCGGCGCCGCCACCATCCTCGGCGCATCGCCGGTCGGCGTCACCGGTACCGCCACCACCAGCGCCATTCCGGAACAGTCGGCCGAAATGACGCTGAACTACGACGGCGGCTCTCCGGTGCTCGGCTTGGCGCTAGGCCAGGGCATGGCAACCATTGGCCCACGTGGATTGCGCTACCGGATTACTGCCTTCAGTTCCAGCCTGCTTGAGGTTGAGCGGCTGACCTCATCCGGCGCTACGGATGCAGGCTGGCCTGGTTTCAACAGCATGCAGACCGTTAACGGGCTGATCACGCTGGACTCGTCGAACCTGCAAGGCGGCTATCGTGGGCCATTTGCCTGCTGCCCGGAAGGCGAGAAAATCACCGAGATCGAATATTCGGTGTTCTTCGGCAATGGGCTGTGCGGCATAGGCCGGGAAGGTCAGATTTACTCTATCCCGTCCTACCACACCTTCGAGTACCGCGACATGGATGTGGCCGGCGCGTGGACCGTTATCGAGAAGGTCCACTCAGGCGGCTCCCTTGATTCGCAAGGTTTCACCAGTCGAGTGGTGCTGCCTTACCCGATGCGAGCAGAGGCGCGCATCAAGAAGCGCTTCGTGCAGCTTGGTGGCCGAGCCAACGAAGAAGCGCGCGACGATGTCACGTGGTATGACCTGCGCGGGCTGATGGTCAATTCGCCTGCCAGCTATCCCGGGTTGACGGTGATGACCTGCAAGATTCGCGGGGGAGACCGGTTATCTGCCCAGTCGGAAAGCCAGATCAGCGTAGAGTCGACCACCATCCTGCCGCTTATGGAGGGTGGTACCGGGCCAACCCGCGACATCGCGCCTTGGTGCATCTACCAGCTGAAGAAGCGTGGCTACACGGACGACGACCTGGACCTGCCAGAATGGCAGGCCTTCCACGAGATCTGCGTGGCCCGGGGCGACACCTACGACGAGACGCTGGACTCGACAATCACCGTGAAGGACATGGTGAACAACGCCCTGGCGTGCGGGTTCGGCGAACTGGTGACGTTCCGGGGCCTGCTGCGCCCGGTACGGGACAGTGCCCGAGCGGCCTTCGATGTCACCTACGGGCCGAAGACCCAGACCTACTCGCCGCAGAACATGACCAAGATGCTCAAGATCAGCGGCGCCATGCCGTCGATCAACGACTTCGATGGCGTGGATGTGGAGTTTTTCTCCAGTACCAGCTGGGCATGGGAAACGGTCGAGTGCCGCTGGCCTGGTGACCTTGGCATCAAGGTCGAGAAGATCAAGATGCCCGGGATCAGCGACAGGACCAGGGCCTGGCGCATCGGCATGCGCCGCCGTGGCCATCAGAAGTTCAGGACCGACGTTTACAGCTGGGAAACCGAGATGGACGGCAGCAACAGCGGCTACTTGAGCTTCGCGGCCGTTGCGGATGACGCTCCTAAACGGTGCCAGAGCGCGATCCTGCTTGGGTTCGAGGTGGCTGGCTCAGGCACGCTGTTGCATTCATCCGAACCGCTGGACTTCAGCGCTGGCGGCGAGCACCGAATAGGCATTCGCAAACTGGACGGCACGCTGTCCGGGCCGTGGACCGCCACTCAGGTTGATCCGTACACGGTGCGGGTTGACGCGCTCGACTTCACGCCCGTGGTAGACGGCCCGTTGGAGCCGCCACACATCCTGTTCGGGCCTGCAGCACGCTGGGCATACCCGGTCCTAATCACCAGTTCCGACCCAGCCAATGGCAACGTCGCCATGAAGGGCATGCCCTACGACGCCCGCGTTTACACCTACGACGACCAATCCCCGCCGGCTTGACCGGACCCTTAATCGAGCATGCCCGCCACTGAGCGGGCTTTTTTATGCCCGGAGAAAATATGCGCTACAACACTGGCAACCCGGTTGGAACCGATGGCTCGAGCGATCCGCGCGACCTCTACGATAACTCTGGCGTGATCGACGTCTGGGCGACTGACCGCACGAGAGTCACTGCGCCTGATCGGCTTGGTGTCGAACGCAGGACCCTGTATGGAATGGAACAACAGGTGGCCGAGTGGTTAGCCGCACAAGGCTTTGAGCCAGTTCCGTTAATCTATGTGGATGGCACGCAGCTTACCGTTGATCGACCAACACAGCTGATCCAGCGAAACGACAATCTCTATAGCGTAAAGCTGCCAGCCACCTTCCCAGTGGAGCTCAGCGGAACCTGGATTGATGATCAAAACCTCCTAGTGGCACAGGTTGATCGATCGCTGCGTGATGCACTGGCAAGTGCTTCCGGTGCGAGCATGATCGGTTACCGCCAGCGCACCGTTGCTGATCGCCTGAACGACACTGCTAACGTCAAAGACTATGGTGCGATCGCTGACGGCACCTATCATCCGCTGTCCGAGCGATTCGCCACTCTTTCCGCTGCTCAGGCCGTATACCCACACGCCACGGCGCTGACTGATTCCATTGACTGGGCGGCCTTTCAAGCGGCAATCAACAGCGGAGCGCCGCGTGTTCACACACCTGGCGGGCATTATGTCCTCAACAAAGGCACCCTGTGTACTAGGGATATCGTCTATTCGGGCGACGGCTATGCCTCTCACATTGATCTGAGCATGGCCGGGGTAGACGGAGGGATCCTCACTCGGGGTGATCTTGTTCAAATTTCAGATCTGAGCCAGAACATCAACCGTGGGGATCGCACTCTAACATTTCCTTCCCCTCCGGACCTTGTCCCCGGAGACGTAATCATTGTTTACAACCCAACAGACGGAAGCTGGTTATCCGACCGCCCGTCGTACCGCGCAGGTGAGATGTTCCGCGTTCACTCGATTAGCGGGAACGTAGCCACCGTTTACGGCACGGCAACCTCGACTTATTCTTTAGGCGCCGTGGATGTTTATAGATTGCGCGGCGTTCGTTGCACCGTAGATGGCTTGCATGTCACCCCGTCCGCCACTTATTCCATGGGCGCTATAGAGGTGACGCTCGGCGATACCGTACGGTTGCAAAATCTATATAGCAGCGGGGTTACACTATATACGCCGTTTGTGGTAGACCGGTGCTTTGATGTAAGCATTAATGCCGTATCTGGAGTGAACCGATCGCCATCGGTTAACGATGAGTACGGCTTGACCATTGCCAGTTGTCAAAACTTCACCATCACTGGCAGCACATGCGGCGCAACCCGTCACGCAGTAGCCCTCGGCGGCTATGACCGAGTCTGTTCGGTTCCTAACAGGAACGGCCTTTTGTACGGCCTTGTTTTGGAGAACATCGATTTAGCAGCTGATACATACTCCGGCGATATGCACGGCAATGCTGACAGTATCACGTATGACAACTGCGTGTTCCGCAATGGCGTTATGCTTTCGGGAAGAAATCCGACCGTCAGGAATAGCACAATCTTTGGGGTTAGTAGCCAATCCGGAGAATGCGTGTATGGCACCGAATGCCAGGGCGGCATTTATACTATCGAAAACTGCCGGTTAATAACTTACGGGGATGGGTTCCAGAACGCCTACATTTACATATCCCCAAGTTCATCGCTTGTAGAGGGGCTACTCTTGACGGTGAGGAATGTAACGGTGGAGGCTCCTAACGCAATAAGCAATACCGACGTTGTAGGACTCCGCCCGCGCGGTGCCACAGCGCAGAACTGCAATGCGCTGATCGATGGATTGCAACTCCGCGCTGCAACTGCCAGGAGCTTCCTCCGCGCTGATGACCAGGTTCTGGCGACAATGAACTCTGGATATCTGAGCGTAGACAACGTATTTGGCCCTGCGGGTACAGCCCTTATTTTGGCAAACGCCAAGATCGCAAACGTTCCGACCAAGCAGATGCGACAAACTGGCTCCGTGGATGTCGTAACAACTGCCGCACAGGTGGTTCCAGCGACGGCGCAAGCGTTCCGATATCCGTACTCGAAGATCCCTAATGCTCCTAGTCCTGGAATCTACCTGCCGACGGGCGCGGCTCAAGGCCTGATCGGGGCGTCCGTAGCAGTTCCGAAAGTGTACGAAGTCAACGCCCTCGCTATTAGACCGGCAATGATCGCCACTACAGGAACATTCACTGCTGGGATAACGGTCAGGCTTGGATGGGAGGCGAGTGTTGATGAGGTGTAGTAACTAAGAGCGGCCTAATGCGGATAAATACTAGGCTGCTCTTAGTGTTTGTGGCTGCTTGAGATGTGGCTGCTCAATAATTACTGCTGCGGGAAATTGGCTGACTTGTTTCTTTTGAGGAATGCCTCTAGGTTAGAAGTATTTCTGATTATAGAGGCTTCCTTGATGCGCACTTCAAAGTTATTTGTATTTGGCTTCGTGTAAATTCTAAGCGATAATTTAGCTAGTTTACTGCCAAGGTCTGATCCGTTTTTGAATCCAAGCTTGTTAAGGACGACAATATTGTCTTTGTCGCCTTTCAGGATTGGGTAATAGCTTGTTGCCAGTTTGGCATCGTCGCTTTGAAGAATGATTTCAAGCTGTGATTCCTGGGTTGTGTGAAGCACAAGTGCTATTTTTTCCGAGACGGAAACGTCACGGTTAATGTCGATGACTATTCTGGCTTCCCCAGGCTTGGCGCTTTCACCTTTTTCAGGCGTGACATCGATTGTATTGTTTGTGCTTAGCTTGCCTTGTAATAAGGCGACAGGCTTTAAATCTATCTTATCTTCGGCGCTGCTTTTTATTACTTCGAATTTGTCCTGATTGTACATGGGGACATCGACATTGCTGTGCACAGTGACATTGCAGTAATCTGGGGTTGATTTTACAGGAAGGCGTAGAATCATTCTCTCTGGCAATGGCTTTTCGCTGTACGCGTCGTTGTTCGTAGTGGATACAATTTTCCCATTAACCTTGCAGCTTGCGGTGACCGGATAAGTGTCGGTCCAGTATGCATTTGGCGCTCCCATCATGGAGAACTGTATTTGCAGACCCTTTGGTGTTTTCACTAGGTAAAGAGGATATGCTTTTTTGAAAATGTCTGCGCGCCGTTGGGCAGGTTCTTTGTAAGCGTCGTCGCCGGTGACTGCAGCAATTGCTCTAAATTGAGCTGTTTCTATTATGCTGTAATGAGTGGGGTTAATTACTTTGGGGACAAGCTGGTACCAGGTCCAGTTGTCATTTGTACTGTAGTATTGTGGAAGTCGGCTAAAGGTCCCCTTTTTTGCGCACTCATAGGCTTCCATAAGTTGCTTGTCACCAGACGCATCCGCAAGCATGTACAAAGCTTGGAGCCCCCAGAGATGCCCGTTGAGAACGTGGTACTCTTTATCTTTTGTTATTCCTTTCCACGAATACTCAGATATCCAGCAGGTATCGTTTTCTCGCCATAGTACTCCGCCTTCGGTAGGCGGTTTAAGCATAAGATGAGCGCTTTTCAGTGCTGCTTCTCGGTAACGTTCATTACCGGTTGCTTGCCAACCAGCAAAGAGGGTCATTGGGCCGAAGAAGCCGTCCATGCCAGACCACCATGGGGCTTTGATGCCCTTGTCATAGTCAAAGCCATAGAACCAGCGAGTACCATTGGCATCGCGACTTGCAGGTTGATACTCATCCAGCATGAAGTCTAGGGTTCTTTTGGCAAGATCTAAGTTCTCCTGGTTTCCGGTTCTTTCATGCATCATGAGAAGACGGAAGGCAAAAAAGAATGGTCGCAGTGGGTCTTTTTTCTCTGCTGTCTTTTTAAGTCCTTCTTCGTTGAATACAGAAGGCTTCATCCTGGACCATTGGAATGGGGCGAGTTCAACATCTGTTCCGCCAGCAAGTCTTTTTTTGTCATCCACTGTTGCTTGGGCAGGACTTGATATGATGTAGAGTGCGGCCAATAAAACAGGCAGTTTCATGCTGAAAGCGTCCTTTCGTAAGCTTGTGCGTCTCTAGATAGTCATCGGGTGTATTGTGATGACTATGCTTTAAAGTGCAGTGTCGAAGATAGTGTGTGTCAGTTATTCATGCTGTGGAATATTTTTATCTTGTGCCGCGCTCTGCGGTTTGCTTTTCCAAGAGTAGCGAGACTTTAGATTGATCAATGGGCGCTCAAAGAAGATGTAGCTCAAAGGAGCGACAACGAACGTCAGCCATACACCAATGTCTACGCTTGGCGGGAAGGTTGCGCCGCCGCGATAAGGTCCATTTCCTGTAAAGATACCTTGCCATACATAAAGGCCGTAGCTAATAATGCCAAGGGCGGCTAGCGGCTTGATTTCCAGCATGCGTACTAGCGTAGATCCTTGATTGTGGTATATATAAAGTACCAAAGCGCATACGGACGTAAGCCATATGGCGTCAGAGGAGAAAAAGGCGGGGGTTGCTGTGCCGAATAATATTGAAACTAGAAGTATGTTTGATTTTGACTTGTCAGTGAACAGGGTTTTTATGTAGTTTGCGTTGCATACGAAAGCAAGCATGCATCCTGCGAGGATTGGCAGCATTGCTGGGAATGTCCAGCGGTTCATGTAAAATCTTTGGCTTTCAGGGTATATAGATGTTCCAATTGTTACGCATGCCACTGCTATGGCGGTAGCCGTTATGAATGCGACTCTATTTCCGAGGCAGAAAATAAGAGGCCAGAATAGGTAGAAGTGCTCTTCTACAGAGAGTGACCAAAAGTGTGACATTGCGGAGTATGCGCATTCTTTTGGGTAGAAGTTAACTGTATATGTTAGTGCGTATGCGAATGAGCAGTTGGGGATATTGGCTCTGCTCGTGTAATCTATGTACATGAGGAAGAATATAGCCAAATAGTACAGGGGGAAAATTCTAAGTGCTCTTCGCTTTATGAAGGCTATTATGTCAACTTTCCCTGTTGCATCTTTCTCCTTTATGAGGAGAAATGTGATAAGGAAGCCGGAAAGTACGAAAAACACATTGACTCCGGTCTGCGCGCTTAGAGCTGAACGGACGGCAGTGCTAGTAATTCCGAGCGCTTGCCATGCTTCCGCATGAGACATGATTACGAGCAAGACTGAAATGGCTCGAAGCCCATCAAGTCCCTTGATTTTACCGACCATTTGTCACCTCGAGGCATTGAAAGCGGCGAAATTCTACATGAAATTTTGATCTGGTTGGCCATCGCCTCGGTACGAAGTGTCGATTGCGGCAATCTCAGGTGATCTATTCGCCGCTGCTTGCATGTGGGTATGCCGACTTTTCGGGCGTGGTAGCGGGAAACGTCAGGGGTCGCTGTGGATTTAGGTGCTCTGCTTTCGCTGTCCGCTATCCCTTCCATTCACCACTTATTGCTATCTGCCCATCTGACCCAAACCAACCGGCTATCAGCCGGTATTTTTTTGCCTGGAGGAAACCCATGCGTACATCACAACGCGGCTTGAGCCTGATCAAGTCGTTCGAGGGCTTGCGCCTGCAGGCCTACCAAGATGCTGTTGGCGTCTGGACCATCGGCTACGGCACTACTCGATGAGTAAATGTCGGCATGAAGATCAGCAAGGAGCAGGCCGAGCGCATGCTGCTGAATGACGTGCAGCGCTTCGAGCCAGAGATCGAGCGCCTGGTGACTGTGCCGCTCAGCCAAAACCAGTGGGATGCCTTGGTGAGTTTCACCTATAACCTTGGCGCCGCAAATCTGGAGTGGTCGACGCTGCTGCGTAAGCTAAACGCTGGCGACTATGCCGCAGCCGCCGATCAGTTCCCGCGCTGGAACAAGGGTGGCGGGAAGGTTCTGGTGTGGCTGGTGCGCCGCCGCGCCGCCGAGCGTGATCTGTTTTTGGAGGGGGCGTGAACGGCTGGGGGGCGCGCGCCGTCGGTGCGGTTCATGCATAATGTTGGTTTTGAGCGGAAAACATGAATCGCAGGGAATTTCTTGTTTCGGCTGGTGTTGTAGCTATCGCCACGGCGACCCCTTTACTTCGCAGGATTGCGCCACCAGGACCACTTACCATTCAGAACGCGTACAGCCTATGGTACAACCGGCCCGCAGCCGCCGACCTAGATGGTGGGTTCTGCTTTGGATACATTACTTCTCGCGGAGAAATTGTCATTGCGGAAATTACCGACGAACTATTGGTGCGGCGATCGAATGTTATTCATCGATATGATGATTCAAGCGATCATGGGTCTCCGGCCCTAATAAGAATTCCCAGTGGAAAGCACAAGAACAAGATTCTGGCATGCTACAGCAATCACGCCACTCCGCTGATGATGAACCGGACAAGCAGGCCTGGGGATGTAGGTGGTTGGGATGGGGCAAAGATACTCGATGGTGGTCGATCTACGTATGCCTCACTCGTGTCTTTGCCAAATGGGCGAATCGTCCTCATGCACACCCTCCAAGAGCGTGTCGGTAAATACAGTATAGGAGAGTGGCGGCGCACAGTTGCGAGATGGACAGAGGACGGTGGAGATAGCTGGTCTGATCCAGTTCAAATTGTAGGGTTTGGAGCGGGAACGTTCCCTTATTCAACGCCGATGACAGTCTCTCCTGACGGCAGATGCGCGATGACATATGCAATTTATAGGGCAGAAACTAAGCGACATCATGGACTCACTCTGGTTGTTACAAGCGATTCGCTCCAGTCTCTGATTGAAATTCCAATTGAGCTCGGAGAAAACTCAACTCAAGATACAGTCCCATATGAGACAAAATGGCTAGACAACGGGACAGTGGCTGTTTCGTTCAGCCAAATGTTAGGTGGTGGTTCACGCGGCGTGAGCAGGGTTGCATTTGTCAACGTTGAAAGCCGAGCAGTATCTACCATTGTTACGCTTTCAGAAGCTGCGGTTCATACTTACGCTGGAGGTGCCTCTCTTGATTCTCGTGGGGCGTTCGCTGTCAGCTCACCTCCTAATGGAGGGTTGGTCCAACAAGACATATCCAATGGGTCTAAAAAGATTTTGGTGGAAAAAGGTTCCTTCTCTTCTCCGTGGATATTCACATCGAACGGACGGCCTATGTTGGCTGCTCTAAAGAATCCATCCATAAAATCTACCCGGCGCTTCTCGGCAGACCTCTACATTGCTCAGTTGAGGTGATCAATCAAAGATTGCATCTCAGGACTGGCTCGCAGGCCTGAGATGCACTGAATCAACCTACCGCCACCTGGCGGTATTTTTTTGCCTGGAGAAAACCATGGCTCGACTGACTGAGGCCCAGGCCGGTGGCGCAAATGTGCTCCGGTTCCTGGACCTGATCGCCTTCTCGGAAGGCACCGCGACCGTCAAGGGTAGCGATGACGGCTACAACGTCCTGTACGGGCGCGGCCTGTTCACCGGCTACCAGGATCACCCACGTCAGAAGCTGACTTTCCCCATCAACGGAAAACCAGTTACCAGCACGGCAGCAGGCCGGTACCAGCTGCTGGCACGCTACTGGGACGCCTACCGCGTGAGCCTGCGATTGCAGGGCGGCTTCACTCCGGAGAACCAGGACCGTGTAGCGCTGCAGCAGATCCGCGAGCGTCGGGCGCTGGAGGACATCAAGGCCGGCCGCATCTCCGATGCGATCGCCAAGTGCTCGAACATATGGGCCAGCTTCCCGGGCAGCACCTACGGGCAGAACCCGCACCGCCTGGACAAGCTGCTCGGGCGCTGGGTCGAACTGGGAGGGGTGCTGGCATGACCATCAAAACGATAGGCCGCTGCCTGGGCCAGGCACATGACGGATCGCTGTGGTTCTTCTGCAAGGGCTGCGATGCGCCACATAGCCTCCAGGTTGGCGCGGGGCCCGGTCCGCGCTGGGGCTACAACGGCAACGCAGATTCCCCGACATTCACGCCATCGGTCCTGGCTCAATGGGATGAGTGGGATCCACCGGCCACCACGCTGGAGATCCGCGACAAGATTCTGAGCGGCGAGATCGTGCAGACCAAGGTCGCCAAGGTATGCCATTCCTTCGTCACGGACGGTCGCATCCAGTACCTGGGCGACTGCACTCACGCGCTGGCCGGCCAGACGGTCGATCTGCCGGACTGGGAGGCGTCATGGAGCAGCTGGTGAGGCTTGTGCCGGCCTGGTGCTGGTGGCTTGCAGCTCTACTGCTTGCCGCCGCTGGCCAGCAGTATCGCGTCGTGGCCGCCCAGGGCGAAACCGGTACCGCGCGCGGCCAGCTGGCCGAATACCGCTTTGAGGTGGCCGAACGCGACCGGCGCGTCGCAGCCCAGGCCAGAGCTGAAGAACTACGCCGCCAATCCGCGGCGGACGAGGAGGGTGAGAGTGCACGCAAGAAACTGGAACTGGCCAAAGGCCGCGCCGCTAATGCTGAGTCTGCTGCTGACGGGCTGCGCTGGGAAATCGCCAGACTGCGAGACGGCCATCGAGCCACCTGCGATACCATCGCTGCCCAGCAGCGCCAGGCAGGAACCTCTGCCGTCGTGGTGCTCGGGGGATTGCTTGAGGAGTCTGACCGAATGGCGGGAGACCTCGCGACAGCGCTTGAGCGAAGCCGAATAGCTGGACTGGCGTGCGAGGCGGTGGTTGATCACATGAAGGCTCCGTAGCGACTGCCTATAATGGGCGGTCTAGGTGGACGGAGAAGAGCAATGGACAAGCGCACCTTCATTGGGATGGTCGAGGCCGGCGAGCCGCTGATTCAGCAGGCCATCGACGCCATGCGGGAATACCACCAAGCCCAGGACTGTGGCGCGCCGCCTGAAGAGGTCGAGCGCCTACGCTTGCTGGCTGAGTCGCTGTTCCAAGTCGTCTCCGATTACCAACTTCGCGTGATTGCCAAGATGCGCGGCAAGGAACTACCCCCGCTGCACTGATCCGCTGACCGGCAGTTGCCGGGGTGCTGACTTGGTGGATACGATACTGTATCCATATACAGTATTGGTGTCGGTGAGCT